AAGAAAAAATTTGTGACGAATTAGATAAGCAAATAGAAATAATAAAAAATACAATACTAATTAGAAAAAGAATAGGAAATGTATTTGATTCCATAATTTACAATACGCAATTCAATATAAATTATTGTCCAATGTGTCGGGAGGAGGTTAGCAGATGACTGAATACGATAGAAAATTCTGTAGTAATACAAATTGCAAAGATAAGAACTGTAAAAGAAATCAAAATAATTTTGAATTTTTTCAAAGATATATAAGTATATCAGATTTTCCAGAATGTGAAAAATTCCCTGAATATCGTTTAGAAAATGTGAAAGGAGCTGATAATATATGAGTTTTACAGATGAAGAATTAGAAGAATTATTAACAATTAATGAACAGGCAAAAATATTAACAAGAGGACTATCTTATATAAAAGAATTAGAAGATGCAATTTTTGAGTGTATGAAAAATAAAACAGAATTAAGCAGAGAGAATATACAAAAAGCACACAATAATTATTTAGCCTTAAGTATAATTGGATTTAATCAATGTAATTCTGCGACATTTAAAAAATTAGATAATTATATGGATACAGAATATTAATGAAAGGAGACGAAACTATTGAGTAAAGCAGATGAACTTTTTGAAGAATTAGAGTATAAGAAAATGACATATCCAAGTGGATATATATTTTATTATCAACTAAATGGTTTAGATAAGAAATTTGGATTTGAATTTCAAGAAGACAAATATGATAAAACAAAGTCAGAAGTATATCCTGTATGTTATGGAAAAAATGATGAAGCTATAACATTTAATATGAAAGAACTAGAAGCAATAAACTTAAAATGTCGTGAACTTGGCTGGATAGGAGGAGAAGATGAAGTCTGAAAATTATAAAGTAAAATCTAACATAGAAGAAACTTTAGAATTATTACAAATGCTAAATATAGATATAAAGGAGTTGATGGAAGATGAATAAAAAAATAAAGATTATAGAGCTAGTAAATAGAATAGAAAGTGGAGAAGAAATTCCAGAAAAAATAAAATATAATGAAATGGAATTTAAGTATGATAAATCAAGTGGAAGATATATAAGAAAAACTTCTTCAATAACTACATGGTTTTGTATAGAAAGATTTACTAATGATTTTTTAAATAAAACAGTTGAAATATTAGAAGATAATACAGAAGATATAAAAGAATTAAAAAGATATGGTGAAGGAAATGCTTATGTATATAAACCTGATGAGATAGCAGATAAAATCGATGAATTAGTGAAAGCAGTAAATGAATTAAGAAAGGAAAAAGAATAATGCCGTTTAATAGTGGAAAATATTATTTATTAAAAGATATATATTATAAACCAATAATGAAATGGTATATAAAAGTATGGTATATATTGACATTTAGAAAAAATAGAATAAAAGAATTTGAACAATTTAAACCTTTATTGAAAATAAAAAATTAAGAATATATGGAATAGAAAATATACAAAAACTATCTAGTGAAATACTTGAACATTTAGAATATTTAGAAGTAAAGAAAAGTGGGGACAAACAATGATACCTAAAAAATGTAAAAATTGTTGTAAACAATATTTTTGCGAAAACTATAAAAAGATAAATGAATGCAAAGACTTTGTAAGTTGGCTTGAAACTAAAAATTATGGGGAAGTAAAAAGAATAGAAGGAGGTAAAAATGTACAGAATAAGAAGCGAAAATTTAGACGAATTAAAAGAAGGTAAAACAGTTACTTATCTTTCTCAAATAACAGGGTTTCCTAGAACTTATTTAAATCGAGTTTTTACAGGAACAATGTTAATTGAAGAAGAAAGAATACCAAAATTATTAATTCCTATATTTAAAGAATCTCTTAAATTAAATGAAAAATATGAGAAATATGGAATTGATACTATGATTCAGCACTTTTTTAAAATAATATAAAAGAAAGGAGGATTTTAAAATGAGTGATGAAATAATGCTAAAACAAAAATATAATGATTTATTAAAATCATTAAAAACAGGAGAAGAATTTATTAAAGCTAATTCCGATAATGAAGATGCTAAAAAACGATTGGAAGAAATAGGAAATGAAATTCAAAATATAATGAAAATGTTTCCTGATATGACATCAGAAGAAATGGAAAAAGGATTTGATATTGTAGGAATTTCTACAAATATAGAAATACCTACACAAACACAAGTTGATGAACAAGCAGCAGCACAAATCGTTCAAACAACTACAACAACACAGCCTACTCAAAAAATGATTGTCAAATCAGATAATATTACAAATAATTTTGAAAATAATTGGGAAATCGCTGAAAGACTTTCTAAAAGTTCTTTATTACCAGATGAATTTAAAGGAAAGCCTGAAAATACTATTATAGCTCTAGGTATGAGCCAAAAAATGGGAATGGATTTCTTTACTATTGCACAAAATTTACATGTTATTCGTGGTAAATTGTCATGGTCTGGTGCATTTTGCAAAACTTTAATTGAACAAAGTGGAAAATATACTGATTTAGATTTTGTATATTTTGGAAAAGAAGGAACAGATGATAGAGGATGCTATTTAGAGGCAACAAGAACAAGAGATGGAAAAAAGATTCAAGGAAATAAAGTTACAGTTAAATTAGCTAAAGATGAAAAGTGGTGGAATACTAATTCAAAATGGAGAACAATGACAGACCAAATGTTAGGATATAGAGCAGCTGCATTTTTTGCAAGATTGTACTGTGGGGAAGTTTTAAATGGAATTATGACAACAGAAGAAAATATGGATATAGATATTCAAAAACAACAACCACAAGATATTTTATAAGGAGGCAATATGAGAGATATAAATAAAGTTTTAGAAGAAATTCGAAAAATCTTAAAAAAAGATGAAGAATATGGTGAAATTGAGGCAAATATAGATAATATAAAAGGTGCATTAAGATTTCACCCACCAGAAGACAAATGGGATTATGTATTTGATAAATTAATTAAAACTTTTATATTACCTAAAACAGAAACAGATTATAAGGTGTTATCAATATGGTCAACAAAGTCAGTAGAAGAATCGAAAGGATTGGTGAATGATGATATACGATAAAACATTTTGTAGCAACATAAATTGTAAAGATATAAATTGTAAAAGGAATCAAAATAATTATAATTTTGAGGAAAGATTTATAAGTATATCAGATTTTCCTAAATGCGAAAAGTTTGTTAAAAATATAAAGGAGGGAAAATGAATATTACAAGAAAAATTAGAAGAAATCAACTTAAAAAAGAATTAGGAACAAATAAAATAAATGAAGCATATCATGATAGATATGATACTTTAGAACAAAAAATAAGAAAGGATTTGAAAAATGCAAAAAGTAATAAAGTTTAGTAAAATTTGGAATGGAAGAAACAGAACGAATGGACATATAATTTTTGATACTAACATAGGAATATTAGATTTAACATCGGAACAGGCATTAGATATAGCTTATAGTTTGGTAGATAGCTGTGGACTTGATTATAGTATTTTAGATGAAGTGGAGGAAAGAATAAATGGAAAAGAAGAAACAGATGAAGATAACGAATAAAAATTATTTTGATAAAGAAATTTCGCAAATTTATACAGGTTCTACTGAAATAAAAGATTTTTTAAAATGTGAATCATGTGCTATGGCTAAATTAAATGGAGAATGGGAAGAAGAAAAAAGTAAAGCAATGTTGGTTTCAAGTTACATTGATGCTGCAGTTTCACATGGTTTAGCTGATTTTATCATTGAAAATCCTGACATATTTACAAAACAAGGTGATTTAAAATCAGAATATAAAATAGCAGATAATGTTATAAAACAAATAAGACAAGATGAAATGTTTATGAAATATATAGATGGAGAACAGCAAGTTATAATGACAGGAGAAATATCAGGAGTTCCTGTAAAAATTAAAATAGATAGTTTTCATAAAGATAAATGTATTGTGGATTTAAAATGTGTAAAAGATTTCCAATTAATCTGGAACGATAAAACAAAACAAAAAGAAAATTTTATACAATATTATGATTATATTTTACAGGCTGCATTATATCAAGAAATTGTTAAACAAAATACAGGAAAACAATTGCCATTTATTATAGCCGCTGCAACAAAAGAAAAGATTTCAGAAAGAGCCTTGTTACAAATACCACAAGAAGAATTAGATTTAAAATTAGAATTTTTAACTCAATATTTACCACATATGCAAGAAGTAAAACAAGGTAAAATAGAACCTAGAGAATGTGGATATTGTGATTTTTGTAAAAGCAAAAAGAAATGTAATTTATTATATTATTATAATACTTTCTTTGAAGAAAGAAATAAATAAGGAGGAAAAATAAAATGTTTTTAAATAAAAGAAAAAAAGAAGAAAAAAAAGTTATGAAAAATGCAAATGATATTGTTAATGAAATGATAGCACAAAAAGCTTTAGAGGATATTAAAAATAAAAACGAAGAAATTGAAGAATTAAATAAAGGAATTCTAGTTGCATTAGAAAATGCAGAAGAATTAAGAAAAAATAATCAAAATTTAGAAAGAAATCTACAAGTTTTACAGACAACTATTGAAAATATTAAAGAAATATGTAATAATTCAAATGGAAAAGTTATTTCAAAAAATAAAGTTTTAAAGGAGATAGAGAACATAAATGAATAAATTAATATTAAAAGGAAGAATTTCAACAGATATTGAAATAAAGTTTACACAATCAAATAAAAAAATAGCAAAATTTAGTGTTGCAGTCAGAAGAGATTTTAGGAATCAACAAGGAGAATATGAAAGTGATTTCTTTAATTGTTCTGCTTTTGGAAACACAGCAGAGTTTTTAGAAAAATATTTTACTAAAGGTCAAGAAATATTATTAATTGGAAGGTTACAAAATCGTTCATGGGAAACAGAATCTGGAGAAAAAAGATATGCGACAGATGTTATTGTTGATAATGTTGAATTTTGTGGATTTAAAAAACAAAATAATAATGAAACAGTAGAAGTAACAGAAACAACAACCGTTGATTTGAATTTAGATAAAGATTCATTGCCTTTCTGATAAGGAGAAAAAAATGAAGTTTAATAATTTATTAGAAGTTACAAAACATTTTTCTAATATTAATAAAGATAATTATTATTTAAATTATTTTCTTTCAGAAGGAACAATAAGTTTAGAATGGTATGAAGCTATATTAAAAGAAGTCTTGAAATATAAACCTAAAAGAGTTATAGATATTGGTTCTAGTGTTAATTTTTTTGGATATTTATTCGCAAACGAGGGAATTGAATATATTGGAATTGACGAAGATTTATGCGGATTAACACCAATAACAGGAAAAAATATTAGGTTTATTCATAATAATTATTATAATATTAGAGAACAATTTAAAGATGATATAATTATAAGTTGTTTATGCGTTGGATATTTAATTCCAATAGAAGATGTTGTAGGAAAATTATTAATTATAAATGATAGTAAAGGAACAAAAAAAAAATTTAAATGTACTGCAAAAGTAATAAATTTGAAGGAGAAAGAATATGGGAAAGAAACAATATGATTTAGGAAAAAAGTTTGAAGAGGATTTATGTTGGTACTTATCTAAAAAAGGATATTATATAATATATAACGAGAAGGGAATATCTGGGAGTCAGGCATGTGATATTATTGCAATTCAAAATAATGTAGCAACATTGATTGAATGTAAAAACTTAGAAAGTAAATCTGGAAGATTTAATTTAAATAGAATAGAACAAAATCAATGGTTAGCTTATAGAAAATTACGTCAATGTAATTCTTCAAATATGGTTATAGCAATTTTATGGAATAATAATGTTTATTTTATAAATTTTGATTTATTAGGTTACTTTGATAAAAGTATAAATCTTAATAAAATAGAGCCTAATATAAAAGATTGGAATATAACAAGTTTTGAATAAAGGAGAAAAAAATGAATTATTTAATTACTGGATGTGGATTTTTAACAAAACATTTAATAAAAGAATTATTGAAAGATGAAACAATTAAAAAGATTATAATATATTCAAGAAATGAAAAAGAACAATGGCTAACAAAAAATAAATTTAAAGATGAAAGATTAGAATTTATAATAGGAGATGTAAGAGATTATGAGGCACTTAAAATAGCTTTAAAAGATGTGAATTATTGTATTCATACAGGTGCTATTAAAAGAATTGAGGTTGCTGAAAAACAGCCAATGGAAGCTATTAAAACAAATGTTATAGGTAGTATGAATGTTATAAATGCTTGTATTGAAAATAAAGTTAGTAAATTGATTTTAATTTCAACAGATAAAGCTACATCTGCAACAACTTGTTATGGAAGTACAAAATTTTTAATGGAATGTATGGCTTATGCTAATAATAGTGAAACAGAAATAATATGTACTCGCTATGGAAATGTATTTGGTTCAACAGGAAGTGTAGTTCCTATATTTGATAATCTAGTAAAAAACAACAAACCTCTTACAGTTAGAAATCCTAATATGACAAGATTTTTTATGCCAATTGAAGAATGCGTTAATGTTGTTTTAGAAGCATTGAATTTAGGTGAAAATAGAGATTTATGGGTATATCCTAGTAAGTCCTGTACTATAAAAGAATTAGCTGATGCTTTTAGTGATAATCAAAAAATCATAGGAACAGAAAATATAGAGAAAAATGATGAAGCATTATTAACTATAGAAGAATTAAATCATAGTATTAAACGTGGAAAATATATTGTTGTTAATCCAAAAATTAGTGATTATTTTTATATTAATTCAGAAATTTATAAAAGAAAACATGATAAACCTTTAACAAGTGATAATGCTGAAAGATTAACACAAGATGAAATAAAAGAAATGATAGAAAATTGGAGAAAAAATAATGTATAAAGTTAGTATTATAATGCCTGCATATAATTCAGAAAAATTTATAGAAAATGCTTTAAAAAGTATTCCCGAAAGAAATGATATAGAAATCATTGTTGTAAACGATGGTTCTACTGATAAAACAGTTGAAATAATTACAAAATATAATATGAAATTAATTAACAGAAAAGAAAATATGGGAATAGGTTATTCAAGAAGAGAAGCTTTAGAAATTGCAACAGGTGAATATATAATGTTTTTTGATAGTGATGATACAATTGTTGAAGAGAATTTTAATAAAGTTTTAGAAATGTTAGATGGTTCAGATATAGTTTATTATGATATAAAACAAAATGATGATGTTATTTTACATTTAACCCCCGAAACAAAAGGAATCTATCCAGGTGCTGTAAAATTTATTAAAAAAACATATATAAATCAATTTGAATATCCTATAGTAAGGTCTTATGAAGATGTATATTTTAATGGAGAATTAAATTCTAAACCGCATACAGAAAGATTTACAAATTTAATTGTTGTTAATTATAATTTTCCAAGAGAAGATAGTACATCAGCAAAATGGGCGAGAGGAGAATGTTTGTGATGTTTAGTATTGTTATGATGTCATGTGATAAATATAAATGTTTAACAAATGCTTTTGATACTTGTATGGATAAATATTATCCAAATCATCCACAAATTTATCATATTTATGGAAATGATATTTGGACTAAAAGATTAAGAGAAGGTTTACGATATATAGAAGATGAATATGTATTACTTTTATTAGATGATATGTTGGTGAGAAAGCCTGTTAAAGAAGATTTAATTCAAGATGCACTAAATATATTAAAACAATATCAAAATGTCGCCGTAGTTAATTTTGAAAAGAATTATAGGGAAGCTATTCCTTTTTCGGGAAATTGGTTAAGACAAATAGATAATCAAATGTATTTACACAGTTGCCAGCCAAGTCTTTGGAGAACATCAGCTCTTATAGATAATTTGCAAAAAGATGAGGATGCATGGCAATGGGAAATGACCTATGTTAATAACGAATGGATTTATTTAATAAATAAAGACATAGATATTATAGATATTGGAAGAACAAACGATTTAAACTGGGGAGTTTCAAGAGGAAAAATAACTAAAGAATTTTTAGATTTTTTAGAGAAAGAAGGATTAAGAAATGAAATTAAGCATTATAACGCCTTATTATGATGTTTTAGAATATACTAAAAAATTAGCGGAAGTTTTAGAACCGCAATTAACAAATGAAACAGAATGGATAATAATTAATGATGGCTGTAATGAAAAAGAATTAGACGGTTTTAAAGCTAATGTTATTCATTTAAAAGAAAATAGCGGTGGAGCAAGTGTTCCACGAAATGCAGGTTTAGATGTTGCTAAAGGAAAATATATAGCATTTATAGATGCAGATGATATGATAAGCGAAAATTATATAGAAAAAATCTTAAAGAAAATTAATACAGAAGATTTTGATTATTGTTATATTGGATGGCAAAGCCCTAATTTTTCAGTAATAATTGATGAAAAACCACCAGAATGGAACATGTGTATTTGGAATTGTATTTATAAAAAAGAAATAATTGGAAATGAAAGATTTAATCCTGAAATAATTATTGGGGAAGATTATGATTTTAATGTTAGAGTTAGAAAAGGTAAAAGAACAAGCATAAAAGAATATTTATATTATTATAATGATACGCCTAATTCACTAATAAAAAGAATGAGTGGAGGTAAGTAAACATGGAAGAATATAACAATGTATTATATTTCGCTAACTTAAATGTGATAGGGGGTGTAGAAAGCAATTTTTATTATATAGCCAAAAAATACTCTGATATTGCAGATATTACTGTTTTCTATCGAAATGGAGATGTAAAACAATTACAAAGATTAAGAAAATTAGTAAGAGTTAAAAAGTTTAACAATCAAAAAATAAAATGTAAAAAACTTTTTGTAAATTATACTTTAGATATTTTAGATTATGCAGAATCAGAAGAAAACATAGAAATTATTCATGGCGATTTAAAAGCAATGGAAAAACCTCCTAGATTAGACTCTAGAATAGATAGATATATTGGAGTTAGTCAAAGGGTTTGCGATAGCTTTAAAGAACTTACTGGAATAAATTGTGAACTTTGTTATAACCCAATAGAGATAGATAAACCTAAAAAAATGTTAAAACTAATCAGTTTAACAAGGCTCACTAAAGAAAAAGGTAAAAATAGAATGAAAAAATTAGCAAGTATTTTAGATGCTAATGAAATACCTTTTGAGTGGAATGTATATACAAATGATTCTGCTAAAATTGATAATCCTAATATTTTTTATAAAGAACCAACTTTAGATGTTGCAAATAGAATTATAGAATCCGATTATCTTGTTCAACTTTCAGACCATGAAGCTTTTTGCTATTCCGCAGTTGAAAGTTTAATTTTACGGAGTTCCAGTTATATTAACAAAATGTCCAGTATATGATGAATTAAAAATAAAAGATGGAGTTCATGGATTTTTATTAGATTTTGATATGAACAATGTACCAGTTTTTGAAATCTATAAAGGGCTTCCTAAATTTAAATATATACCACCTAAAGATAATTGGAGTAAATTATTGTATCATAGCCAAAGCACTTATAAAGAAGATGCAAATACTGTAGTAAAAATGAAAATTTTAAAAGATTTTTCTTTTGGTAGATTTAATCAATTAATAGAAGTAAAAAGAGTAAATCCTTTAAAAGATGTTTATGGAGAACTTTTTAAAGGAGATATTATAAAATGCAACAGATTATTAGCAGATTATTTTGAAGGAAATAATGATGAAGGAAAAATTGTTGCAAAAACGATTGGAGAATAATATGAAAATTAAAATAGATTCACAAATTCATATTTCTAATCCTACTAAAGAAATTAAAGATTATATAAAAAAAGAATTAGAAATAAAAAACCCAGAAGTACAAAAGAAACAAGCAATGGGATTTTGGACAGGAAACATTCCTAAAATTTTAAAAATGTACTCGATTAATGAAGGAACATATAATATACCTATTGGAGAAATTGATAATGTTTGGAAGTTACATCCGAATCAAGAAGATTATTTTATAGATTGGGGAACACATCAAAAATTAGATTTTCCTGAAAATACTTTAAAATTATATGATTATCAAGAAAAAGCAGTTCAAGAAATGATAAAGGTAAAACGAGGAATATTATCAAGTAAATGTGGTAGTGGTAAATCTATAATGGCACTAGAAATAATAAAAAGAATAGGTTATAAAGCATTAATTATTTGTGAAAAAAAAGAAATTCAAAATCAATTTAAAGATTATTTAGAGAATTGTTTTAATATGAAAAAAGGTGATTATGGATTAATCAAAGAAGGCAAAGTGGAAATTGGAAAATATGTAACAATTGCATTAAGACAAACCTTAGCAAATATAGATTTATTACAATACAAGTTTGAATGGGGAACAATAATAGTAGATGAAGGACAAAATGTGGGCGGAAGCGTTACGAAATGTACTCAATATTCAAAAATACTAAATAATCTTGCAGCAGAATATAGATATGCAGTAAGTGCTACTGCTTATAGAGTAGATGGATTAACAAGAGCGATGTATAGTTTATTAAATGTTATTAAATATGAAATTCCAGAAGACGCTATACAAGATAAAATAATTAAAGCAGAAGTAAAACCTATCTATACTAATTACAGAATCCCTCCAGATTGTCAAAAATATGATGGAACAATAAAATATACTATCTTGCCATCAAATATCGCTACAAACGATTCTCGCAATAATCTGATAATAGATTTATTAAATAAAGAAAAAGATAATTATTGTTTAATTTTATCAGATAGATTAGAAGGTTTAGAAATTTTATATCAAAAGATAGGTGGACTTTTTATAAATGGAAATATGACAAGTAAAAAAGCTAAACAGGAACGAGATGAAGCTATTGAAAAAATGAGAAATAAAGAAGAACATTTTTTATTTGCAACTTACAGTTTAGCAAGAGAGCGGACTTGACATAAAATCATTGAATCGCTTATTTTTAATAGCACCAACAAAAAACAAAATTAATGTTATTCAAAGTGTTGGAAGGATAGAACGAAAAGATGAAGGAAAATCTACACCTATTGTATATGATTTTATAGATAATGATATTTATTTTGAAAAAGCTTGGAAAACTAGAAAAGGAATTTATAAGAAAAATAATAATAAAATTATTGAAAATTAACACAAAATATATTATAATAAAGAAAAAAGAGGTTGCTTATGGATAAGATTGAAAAAGATTTCAAAGAAAAAGTATGCAGCTGCTGTAGACACAATAATGAAAAACAATGTAAAAATACACAAAAAACAACTATGAATAACTTAATTATTTATAGATGTTTAAATTATGAAAGAAAAGAGGAATAGATATGAAGGGTGGTATAAATGCAGACAATATAATGACAGATTATTATAAAAAGAAAAGATACGAAAATAATAAAAGAAGAACGAAAATTAATGAATTTAAAAAGAAAAATTGTATAGATTGTGCAAACAGAAACACAAACCTTTGTAGAATAGTAATTAATGTTAATAATGAATTACAATGTGTATTTAAAAAATAGATATTAACATACTAGACCCTGTTAATATAAATAAAAGGTACGACAAACCTATGGCTATCATTCACTCGCAACGTATATGTTTTAGCGATATATGATAAATCCTTCTAATATAAGATAAAAAGCCACCAAGCTATATTCTAGTTATTTAGCTATCAATATAGGGGAGATGGTGTAAAAGTAGCACGATAAAAAGGGCTATCTATGATTAAATATAGATGAAGTGTTTTATAGGAATAAAGGGTGCAATTCCCCTTCTCCGCTGCCAATTTATAAATAGAATGTAGTAATATAAGAAAAAATAAATGGCGAGAGTTTTTATGAGGCAATACCCGGGTGAGCTAGAATAAATATTCATATTTCCATGCTAGCAAAGTCTATTATATTACTACATTGTGTTTATAACAAAGGAGGAATAATGAAAGATATAATTTTAAATACTATTACTATGTATGATATTGTAGATAAATATAATATTAAACATAAGGGTAAAAAGATTAGATGCCCTTTTCATGGAACTGACAAACATCCTTCTGCTGTAATTTACGATAAAAGATTTCATTGTTTTGCATGTCAAGAACACCAGGATGTTATAGGTTTTGTAGAAAAATATTTTAATATTTCTTTTAGAGAAGCTATGCAAAAAATAAATCAAGATTTTAATTTAGGTTTAGATTCTAATATTAAAATAGATTATAATAAAATAAATGAAATAAAGAAACAAAAAGAATTAAAGAAAAGACAAAAAGAAAGTTTAGAAAATCAATTCATAGAATTATGTAAAATGAAAAAAGATTATAAAAAAAAGATTGAGTCTATTAAAATGTTTTTAAGATTATCAAATTGGGAAGATAATATTTATAGTATATCAATAATACAAGATAAAATAAATGGAATAGATATGGAACTTGATTTTTTATTAGATAAAATGTATAATTTAAAAAACAGCAGCTATTAATATAGTTGCTGTTTTCGTCCGCACAATTACGAACCCCATCGCAAAACACAGGAAAAATTGTTACAAGCGACCTAATTAAATTATACCTTATTTTATGTTTTCTGTCAATAAAAAAAGAGATTTGCCAATCGCCCAAAAGACAAATCTCAAAATTAACGTATTCTAAACTGCTAATCAATAATAATATATCATATTTTAATTTAATTGTCAAGCTTTAATTAATTTTCCTTTTTTAAGTTTATTTAATAATTCAATATTTTGTTTAGCTGTTCCTTTATAGTTTTTAATACCATTTTTTTCTGCTATCTTTTTTCTATGTTTATAACTAGAATCTACTTTAATAGAATTTAAAGCTAAAACAATTGAAGAATATTTTGATGCACATGCTTTGTAATATTTTGTTGTATTAGTTTTAGAATTTATTGGTTTTGAAGTTGGTCTATTTTCTTTAGGTTTTGATGGTTTTGCAGGTTCTTGTTTTGGTTTTGAACTTGTATCAGATATATAACTAATAAAAGCACATTTTCCCCAATTTGTCCATCCTCTTGTTTTTGCTACTGTTTTTATTATTCTAAAAGTTCCACCAGATACCGTACATTCATAACTATATTTACTTCCATCATATACTCCAATATGTCCATCCATCCAAACTAATAATCCTTTTATGTTTGGTATTGTAGATATTTTGCCTTTTTGAGTACATTTATTGTACATTCCATTAGCAGATAAATCATATTTACTATTATATTTTACTTTTCCAAATCCTCCAAATAAATAGCATTTTATTAAACCTACACAATCATAAGCATATTTCTTTTTGCCTACTGCATTTCTTGCATTTCTTTTTCTTTCTTCTGTTCTATAAAACTTTGGATATTGTTTTATTTTTGACTCTACTAACTGTAATGTTAATTTTTGTCCAAATGTTCCATAAACGTAATAATTTGAAGTATTATAGCATTTTATTGTATTTTCTAATAATCCTAAATTAGTTAACATATTTATTCCTCCTCTACTATATCAATATCTTCATCTTCCATTTCAGATTGCAAATACAAATCTTGATTTTCTTTATAGTTTGCAGAGCTAATTCCTAAAAGAACACCTAAAAATGTATCTATAGCAGTTATTGTTCCTACAATCTGTTCTCCATAAGGTAATCCCCATATTCCTGCTAATGCAAAATATAAAGTCCCTAAAGCTGGTAATAAAATTTGTGCAATCCATTTTAAACAATCATAAGTTTTATTACTCATATTAATATCCTCCTTTATTCCATAATTACCGTTATATCTTTTTCATCCACGTTGTATATTTCTAAATTATAATGCTCGTATTCCATCTCTATATCAAATCCTTTTCCATCTGATGGATTAATTGATATTAGCTTTCCTTTTATGTTATCTACCATTACTTTCATAGTATTTGTCTCCTGTTAATTCTTTATATAATTCATCCCACGTTTTTGTTTTTATTTTTCCTAGTTTAATTAATGTTACTTCTTTTAAACCTTCTCCTATTTTTTCTAAATACTTTTTATCTTCTTCTGTTAATAAATTACATGGTTTATTTTTTACATGACATACATCCATATTCTATCCCTCCAATGCCGTTGCATCAAAATATATTGGTACTCCATCTTCGCTGTATATATGAGTAACATCAGGATAAGATTTAACCATTTGTTCTAGTATAGCTGTTTGTTCTGATGTACAAGGTAAATCTGTATATGATGATGCTACATAATCAACAATTAAATTATGAGTTGACAACCATGTTTTAAAATCAGCTAAAGTTTCTGCTGTAGGGTTTGCATCTTTTTGAATTCTTAATCTTGTTCCATTTAATATATACCACATTGCACCGTAAACAAAAGTTGTACTTGTTCCGTTTTGCCAAATAAAACTATTTGATTTTGCTAACGGATTGTCAACATCCAAAGAAGTGAATGGTTTTCCATCAAAGTTAGGTTTGTAGTATGTTTTATATTCATAATTCCAACCTTCATCATCACTTCCATCATAAACTGCAGTTTTTATTTCGTGCCTTTCTATCCAATTTCCATTTACATTTATAAATTTATCAGCTGTAATTATATCTCCGTTTGAATTTTCTATATTTTTCATAGGTTGTTGTACTGGTATGGTGTATGTTTGTTCTTGGTGGGCGACAAATTCTGTTGCTGTAGAGCCTTGTTCAATCATTGGTTTAATTGATGTTATTTCGCTTGGTGTAATTGTTGATGTATTATCACTTTTTCTTAAAATTATTTTCATTTTTGTAATTGTTTTATTTATTTCACTACTAATTGGTATTCTAATTAATCTTGAAGTAGTTCCATTTATTAAATTATCCATTGCATAATACTGATTAATAAAATTATTATCTTTATCATAAAGAAATATATTTAAAAAACAATAATTTGTATCTTCTATTGATACATAATAATAAACGTTTGGTTCTATTGCATAATATTCTTTAGTTCTTAATCTTGTTGTTGATGATACTGGTTGTCCAATATTTGAACCGCTACCTGATAATGTTCCTTGTTCCCAATCACTTGGATTTGTTGGTATTAAATTCTTATTAACAATCTTTTCTGTTATACAACCCATATTATAAGGAGAATATGAACCTACATTTGTTCCTTCTACTAATTTAACATTTTCATCTGTTGTTTTTATTTGAATATAAGCATAAGTCGTTGCACTTGTAGTGGTAAATGTTTTTGTATATGTTCCTATCGTTGATATATTACCAGATACCACAAGACCTTCTTTTTCATCACTACTATTCATTAAAACTATTCTTATATAAGTAGATGCTGTATTATTTTTTTGAAATGTATATGTTGAATTTGCTTTTAATGGCACTTTATATACCGAATAGCCACTTGCAGTAATAATGTCACCATCATCATTTATTGCCTTATTTGGACTTGCATATGGAGTATCTTTATCAAATAAATTTATATTATCCCCTGCACTATGTATTGGTTGTGGATATGATGGATTAGGTGATGGAAGTCCGCCAGTATATGGTTCGTATGGTTTTGATGTATTTCCTGAACATAATAGCAGAACTACATTTTTGTTGATTGTTCCTACTGAACTGCTCACTTGCAATGTCAATCCATCAATAGTTGTTTCATTTGCTAATGTAAATGTTGTGTCAGTATTTCCTGTTGTAAGAATTGTGTCCGCACCGCTTGTTAATTTTAGTGTACCAATATTAACTAAACTTGTTCTCTGTATATAATAAGTTCCTGCAGGCAATACAATTGATTTTCCACTTTTCATATAAAAATTTGCATTTCCTGAAGCTGTTCCACTTAAATTAATTGTTTGTCCAGAAAATGACATTGTAATTCCTTGAGTTGTTCTTTCTTGAATTACATTAACATCAAATAAATTATACCCTTCTGTCGTGTCCTGTGTACTATTTCCTTTAATATCTAGTTTCATTTTCCCCGCTTTTGTTCCTTCCATTGTTGCTTCTGTGCCTTGTGCTGTTACTTTTGGATAGCCTTCGTATACATCTTCTAGCAGTTCTGCGATATTATCTATATTTTTGTCCACTCCCGTTAAATCAATGCCTAAATCATCTATCTTGTCGTATGCGTTTGTGATATGTTCTTCTATTGCTGTTATTCTTGTTGATATGCTCATAAGCTACACCCCGCTTCCTATGTCTAAAGTTTCAAGGATGCTCTCTAGGTCGCCAATCAAGTCATATACGCATTTTGCAGTTGGATATTGTGTGTCTGTGCTACTTGATGATAGTGATGTTACTTTGTTGGTTGCTGTTTCAAGTTGTTTTCCTGTTATTACGTTTTCTAAAGTTCCTTTACTTATAAACATATTTATATTACCATTTAAATATTGTTCATAAGTATCTACAGTTGCACGTACAATACCAGTTGGAGTATGTGCCAATGTTCCATATTCTTGACTTGTTTTTAAAACTCCCGCTTTAGATTCTGTTGCATAATCTGTATTCTTTACATAGTTAGTTAAATCACTTGATTGTATAGATGTATCTGCTTTGCCTAATGATGTTTGTACTTCGCTTGTTAAATCTGTTTTTGGTATACCTCCAGAAGGTTT